TTCTTTCCCGAAGAGCAATATAATCCAACTGATACCATGTCTCATCTAGAATTATGGAACAAGCATGTTGCACCATTGGTCGCTGATCATTTTGGGCTTGATCCAAACAAGTTATTGGATTTATACGATGCTTTTCCACGTGGTAGGATGGAGGTAGCGGATAAGTTGGGAGAATGGAGAATTGGAATTGGTGAATATCCTCCAGGCTGGGATGAAGGGAAGTTGCTTTCCAGGCTGAAGGTTAACAAAGCAAATTGTTCCATTGAGGCTGATGTCCATTGGGCCACAAACACTGAAGCAAGGAAACAATTTGGGAGATTTAGGGATGAGTAATGAGAGAAATGTAGGTTGTTTTACCATCGGCGGTGTTTGTGCTGTTATCATCAGTGCAGCCTTAAACCACTCATTTTGGTGGGGCTTGCTTCATTTCTTCCTCGGCTGGTTTTATGTGCTCTATACTGTGTTCTTTCGAACCAAGGAAATTATTCCATCCCTGAAATCAATGTTTATATAAGAAATAGTATTTTATAAGTGCGTGCAAAGCATTGTTTAACATTCCCGATGCACTTAGCTTCCCAGCTAGGAGAGGTCTCTGGACGAGGACTGCACGCTCCAGGAGGATTAATGACTACTAAAGACTTACTTGAGGAAGGGATTAATGCCGCTTTCCATGCTTCTCTATCAAACACTTTCCAAATTTTTATGTCAGGTGATGAAGGTGCTAGAGATAGGGCGAAAGAAGGCATTAAGAGAGCATTGCAGGCACGCACGGAGTGTTTAGCGATTTGTGAGAACTTTTAGGAAAGCAAGTCCAGCAAGTCCTAGACAAACATCTCCTGGATCCTTTACAGGAGTTATGAGCTAATGCCAGCGGAATCAGATAAACAAGCAGTTGCCGCTATAATTGCTTTAGCGGTTAAGAAGGGTGAGGCCATAGCCAAGCCTGGCAGCCCTTCTGCTAAAATGGCAAAGAGTATGTCTAAAAAGCAAATTAGACACTTCACTCACAAAGAAGATATTCAAAGAATGCCAACAATAATGTTCGGGCAAGGGTTTAAGAAATGATTGACTTAATAAAAGCTTGTAATACGCTTTGTAATATCACGCAACTTTTAGATGGTTGGCACGCCGATGGCACAGCGTGGAGCACATGGGATGAAAGTGTAAGGAAAGAAGCAGTTGAGCTACAGGTTGAGATAGAAAAAGAATTAAAATTAGTTCCAGCAAGCGAAAAGCGCATTTTTATTATTCCTGTTGACGATACCCACCAACAAAGTCAATGAATATATCACAAAAGTTGCTAGTGGCTTTGAGTCAGCTTCCTAATTATCTTACATAACATAGCCATATCTTTTGTAAATTGAGTTTTTCTCTCCTCAGCTTGCATGTTTCTTGGGGATGGATGGTATACTGGGTATACTTTTGCTATATAACCGATGAATGAGAATTTTGCTGATGTGATTATTTTCCCGAAGCACTTATTCATTTGTTGGTCCGGACAGAAAGTTGAGAAAGCTGCATTTCCCAGAGTTATTATCAACTTTGGCCTTAATATTCCTATTTCCAATTTTAAGATTGGTTCACACCTAATTAGTTGTTCTGGAGTGGGGGCTTCGTTGTTGAGGACATGACACTTGGTTGCATTTGTTATATAAAATTGTTCTCTTTTTACTCCTCCCATTGCCAAGTGTTTGTCAAAGAATTTTCCTGCATCTCCTATAAATGGCTCTGTTTTTAAACATTCATTGAAGCCTGGTCCTTGTCCAACCACCATAAATTGACTTGGTTGCATATTTGAGAAAACATGTGGGTCGAAGGTTGTGTCTCTTTCTGTGCAGGCTTTCCTTCCTAGCTCACACATGCTGCAAGATTGGCAGAAATATTTCACATTTTTTAACATCCCTAAGCATCGTTCTTGCCAAGTTTCTTTTTGCCTTTTCTTGTATAATTCATCTATGTCCAAGGCTGGAACTGGCAAGGTAGAGGGTCTAGGTTTATTTGTGATATCAAAACTGAAGTATTCTTGATCTTTATCGTCTTTCATGGCTAATTTGTTTCTTTGTTAAGGCTGTGTCATGTCGTTTTAGTGATGCTTTCAAGCTACGCATGAATTCATTTTGACACCTAACCTAACGTAATTCTCTGTGGTGCGCCGTGTTGTTCCATTGCGCCAACGCCCACAGCCACTACCTGGCGGATGGAGCGCATTGTAGTTTTCTCCGTGACCATTCACCCAAGCTAGTCGAGCATCATGTAAGCACTTTTCCATTATTAAAATCCACTCGCCCACAGGATGTTGGTGGTTCGGCCACTTGCTCTCCTGGTAGTCCGTTCAGTCTGGATTGCATTTATCACATCCTGCTTCATGGTGCGCTCCTAGTCTAGTCAGTTCGTGCGCTTTCATAAGTTAAATACTAATGATGAAAATCGGCATTTTCTCCAAGTTGGGCCATGCAGGTGGCAGCGAAATGCGCGCCGCCGAGCTTTCTTCTATCATAATCAAATCAGGCCATGAATGCTACCTCCTTTGTGAGAACGGCCTCAATGAACTTGTCAGAAGTAGATTGCTACCTGAAGTGAAAGTCTTCACAGATGTTCTTGGAGAGAAGGGCACCAATTTATTGAAGTTGTATGAAGTCGATACTTTACTAATCATAAATACAGACAGCCAATCTTTCACCACGTTAGATTATTGGCAAGGAAAAACAGAACATCACAAATTTGAAGTTGATATACACCGCATCAAGCAGATGGTATTTCTGTTTAATTATGGGATAGCACAAGCCGCTACCTTAAACACAATCCGCACAAGATGTAGAGATGTTAGAATTATTTGCAGCAATAGAAATTATTTTAACCTCATAACGGAAAGACAATTATTTGAGCCTGTTAGGCACTTTCCAAGAATTATTCTAGACAGTCCCATAGGTCCAATTATTTCAGATAAAAATTATTCCCCCAAAGTTCGCATTGGCAAACACTCCAAAACCATGGGATATAAATTCAATTCTGACCATAAAACCCTGATAAATGCCATCAATTATCGTTTCCAAGACCAAATTACTTGGGACTTCATGGGAGTGCCAAAGGACAGGGTTGCTGAATTATCTGATATTCCAAACGTTATCATTAGGAAGGAGTTCTCAATTGATGTTCCTGATTACTTGAAGGACATTGATATTTTCCTATTCTTCATTGATTATAATAGAAGTGAGCCATGGTCTCGCGCTGTTGCTGAAGGCATGGCTGCTGGTTGCCCTGTGTTGGCCACCAAAAAAGGTGGGAACAATGATCAAATTATTCATGGGAACAACGGGTATCTATGTGAAAGTCTAGATGATTTTTATAATTATTTGGCGTACTTACTTGAAAATCCTGAAAAAGTCAGACAACTGGGGGCGAATGCTAAAATCTGCTCAAAGCAATATGCTCCAGATGTAGTATTCAGAAAACTACTGGACTTTATTGCAAGCTAAATAAATTGGGTTTTCTGCAACTCGTCGTCTTCCCTTCTTTTCCGGTTCTCCATACAACATCTGTAAAGATTTTGCCGCCATGCGCAAATTGTTGGCGGCGGCTAGGCGCAAGTCATCTTTTTTGGTAAGTTGCCCTGGTGGGGTGCTGCAAACTTTTTGCTCTAGGTTCTCCGCCGCATGCCTACACTCTACACCCAAACACTGGTATGCACGGTCAGTCTCTGGACCTTTCTTAACTATCATTTCTCCTCCTATGATGAATGAGACGTACTTCTAATTATCCTTTACTTTAAATTCAAAAATTCCCTTATAATTAAGCTTTCTGTGAGGCGTCTAGGCTGTCATGTGCTCTTATATCATGTGCTTTGAGGAGCAAATGAGCTAGGGCTATAGTATTCTGGTTAACATTGTTCTTGGATAACATGCCTTGAGCCATATTGAGCGCCCACTTTACATCACCAATTGCCAAACTCTTGGGAGTTTGCTCTACTGTTTTTTCTGCAGGTTTCTCTGGCATGCGATCATCCTCCTACACGTCAAATACTATTTCCTCAGACGCACTGCACAGTTTATTGTCTCTCTAATTCTTGGTTAAGGATAAACAAATTTTGCTCTAAAACCTGATTCTTGAACAGAATTATCAAATTTTGCTATTTTTTCATTGTAAGACATTTGTGCTTCTCATAAGTGTTGGGAAGCACGGTCTCGTTCTTCTATTGCTTTTTGAAAGAAGGCACTTGGGACATTTCGCCCGCCCACGACAGGTGAGATATTCCCAACCCGTGCTTTCGCGGCTATAAAATCTCTATTAGCACTAATCAACTTGGTATTGGCATATGAAACGGCTGCTGAATCCGATTTCGCTTTACTTTCCCATTTCTTGATTTCCCTTTCGGCATAAATTTTGGTTTGTTTTAAATTATCGAGATTTTGACCTATAGCATCAATTTGCATTGCAAGAACGTCTCTTCTATCTTCTTTTTTAGCTAGCAACTCTGTTTCTTGCTTTAGTTTTTGTGCTTCCCTTAATGTTTCCTGTCTCTGCTTTTCTATTTCTTGTTTTTGTAACTCTGCTTCCCTTAATGTTTCCTGCTTATGCAATTCTTCCTGTCTGATTTGCTCTTGTTTCTGTGCCCATTCTGTGTATTCACACTTCAGATAAAAGCCCAATCCCAAAAGGGCTATAAAAATAATCAGCATTGTCAAATTTGAACTAAATCGCCAAACCACTTTCTCCGATTTTCTAATTTCAGATGCTGAATCCAAATAACTATTGCACTGAACACAACGAACATCTACAGTAGAAGTCTCCCTACCACAGTTAGGGCAAACACGACGCTTCATAATCCCTCCTCACTAGTCTATTCCCTCAACATGCGTTATTTTTTGCCATCCAATTCTTTTACTCTTCGCTTCAAATCCAAAAGTATCTTCCTTTGCTTCTTCCTATAATTCCTCATATATTCTTTCATATATGACTTATATTTTTCAGTTTTCTTATATCTAGTAAGTCCTTCATTCATAATCATATTTATCGCCCTATGTTTTTCGTCAAATTTACTAACGTAAATAGAAGAGAAAGGGGAGGACAAATGATTTCTCCACAAAGACACAGATACACCAGTGCAGAACTACATCAAATTAAGTTGAGGCGTAAGGCAAGAGGACTTTGTGTAAATTGCAGTAGACCGACAACAAATGGGAAGGTGGCATGTGATATATGCAGCACCAAAGCGAGCGATAGATATCTAGCAAAGCATAGAAATCGTATAAAGCAAAATGAGTGTGTTGGTTGCGGTAATAAATTACAAATAGATGAGAAATATAGATGTAAAATCTGTAGTGAAATTCATAAAGAAAGATCAAGAGCAAAATGGATGAGAGACCGCAAAACAGTCCTAAATCACTATGGACACAAATGTGTGTGCTGTGGTGAAGATGTGTATGAGTTCCTAGAAGTTGATCATATAAATGGAGGAGGAACCAAACAACGCAAAGCACGAGGAAATGGGCATTTTACGACGTGGATAATAAGAAATAATTTCCCAACTGATTTAAGAATACTGTGTGCAAACTGCAATAGAGGTGTTGGACATTATGGTATTTGCCCACACCATAAAGAACCAGAATTAGCAAAATCAAAAGATGGTAAGCGTTGTAGAAAATGTCGCAAGAAGGTAATAGAACACTATGGAGGAAAGTGTAAATGTTGCGGAGAGAGTAATCAATGGTTTCTTGAGCTTGATCATATCAATAATGATGGGAACATACAACGAAAGACTGTGAAGATAGATGTAAGATGGGTTATTAAGAATAATTTCCCTGATAATTTGCAGTTGCTTTGTGGCAACTGCAATAAAGCCAAAGGGTTATATGGAGTTTGCCCACATAGTTCCATGCAAAAATAATACGGAACTTTTTGGAGGCTTGACTTCGTTGCCTGGATTCCTCATTTCGGGAGTTGGCCAAGATAATGGACAAGGCCCGTCCAATGTAGTTGAGCCTCGCAGGAAGCATCGCTGGAGGTTCGAGACCATTGCTAGCCAGGGCTACACAATGCAAGCGCCAATTTTGCTTGTGTTGCGGGAAGCTAGCCGCCCTAACTTCAAATTTGAAGAGCCTGATATGCACCATAATCAGGAGCAAGTCTACTTTGCTGGCAAGCAGAGTTGGGATCCCATTAAGCTTGTGTGGTATGATCTTGAGCAGAATGTTGATAGTTCTGCTGAGATGTGGAAATGGGTGCAAAGTGTCGCTGAATTCCAGGGTAATTTGCCTGTTAATTTGCCATCTAAGTATAAGGCGGAAGCCGACCTTAGTATGGTGGATGGCGCTGGAAACGCTAATGAACAGTGGGCTATATATGGGGCTTGGCCAAAGGAAACAAATTGGCAGGACCTGAATTACACTTCTACGGACCTCGCAACAATTGAGTGTTCAATGCGCTTCGATCGCGCTATGAAGATGCAATAACACAAATGACACAAATGACACAAATGGGAGAGTTAGTTGGAGGAATATAAGACAATAGAAGTTTGGTTAGAAAGATTATGATATAATGGACGATGATGGACGGGTTAGTTGAATGCCTTCTCTATTTCTTTTGAGAAGGCATTGCTTTTCCTGGATTTCGTGAAGAATGATAATATTGTTTTTCTGTCCAATTTCGTTTTTTCAATTAATTTCTGAATTAAATGTTTATAATAGCATTTATCTTGTTTGTAGAGTAGAACTATTTCATTGAGGATTAACTTTTCTGTTTTGCTCATGCTGTATTTATTTAAATATAGAATAGGAGGTTCTTCTTCTTGCCGGGCTTCATTATTAATTCCGTGGGCAGTGATGCTGGTGCTGGTATCCCAAATACCATGGAGTTTTTGCGTTCTCATAGATGGTTAATCTCTCAAATAGGACCGAGTAAGGCTCCTTGGATGGATAGAACTGCCAAACTAATAGCTAAGGAAGTTGGCCTCCCCAAGTTTAGGCCAGAGACTATAGAAATAATGGGTGGCACCAAGGTTTATAAGTATGTCAAAAATGTTAAGTGGGATGATGTGCAGATAGTGATGTATGATAATCAGAATATTACTGGTTATCTTACAGATTGGCGTAATTCCATTTATGATGATAACAATGGTTTGATGATCCATGATGATTATAAGGGTATTCAGGTTTTCAATGAGTTGGATGGTGCTGGCCATATTAGGACAGAGGCTACCTATTTTGGCGGTTGGCCTCGCAATATTGATTGGGGTAAGTTGTCCTATACTGACACTTCCATTAAAGTGGTTGAATTCACACTTGCTTATGATTGGGCTGTTGTTAAGAAGATTGGTTCTCTCCAAACTGGTTTATCAAACGATCCGAATTCTTTAAGTCGTGCTCCTGATTTGGTGCCAAGCCTGGGTATTTCTGGTCCAGGAAACCTTGCTTAATCTCCTAGAGTAAATACTTCATCAAGGGAGATTTACCCATGGCAAAAGAAGTATCATTATCCCCACTTCCTGGACAGTCCGGTCAGAGGACACAGCCGGAACTTACAGTTAATCCAGAGGCAGACAAGGTACGGGACGTAAGGGACTTGTCTGTTCCTAAAGTTGATTTATCAGAAGCAGCAAAGGCTACCACCAGTAATGAAGAGTTGGTAGATTTGATTATTTCTCAAACAGCAGAGAATTTGCTTCCCTGGGAAAAGATTAGGCTTCCGAGCCAGGGTTTATATTATGAGGGCAGGTTGCCGGATGGCTGGATTGAGGTTCGTCCTTTTGGTTTAGATGTTGATAAGATTTTGGCTACTGCTAGATTGGCACAGACGGGGCAGTCTATTGAGTGGGTGTATAAGAATTGTGTTAGATTTCCAGATGCAACTTTTAATGCTCTTGATTTGCTAGTCGGAGATAGAAGTTTCCTGTTGTTTTATTTGCGTGGCATTACACATGGCAATAATTATGAGTTTCAATTGACCTGTAACAATGAGGAGTGTCAGAAACAGAGCTTGCAGACTTATGATCTTAATCAGCTTGCAGAAAATATTAAGAGTCCAAAAGTGCAGAAAGAGCCTTTGAGAATTCATCTTCCTTACCTTTCTGAAATTACTAAGAAGGATATGTGGGTTGAAGTTCGCTTTATGCGTGGCAGAGACATCGAAGTCATCTTGAGAAAACAAAAGTTTACTGAGAAGCTCAAAGGTGCAAAAGTTAGGAGTGTAAGGACGGGCGATATTATTGGGAGAAATGAAATTAATCTTGATACTACTATTGAGGAAAATCTCAATCTTCTTATTCTTAATGTTAATGGTGTGTCTGATAAGACTAAAATTCAGAAGATTATCGCAAAATTCCATAGTAGGGATAGTTCTACTATTAGAGAGACTTTGCAAGATGCTGAACCAGGTATTGATTTGCGAATTATTGTTAAGTGTCCTGATTGTAATAATGAAATGAAGATAAGCTTGCCGGTTACGGAGAGCTTTTTTCGTCCCACCAACGGCGGAGGAGTGTCAGGCTAGGTGGGAACACCTAGAAGAGCAAGAATTTCAATTAAAATATTATGGTGGCTATAGCTTTGATGAATTGAGGTTTAAGACTGCTGAGGAGCGTGCTTGGATACTCAAACGTTTAGGTGAGGAGCACAAAGCACAAAATGAAGCACATAGTCAAATGCCGTCGAAGAGATAATTATGATTAAGCTTTGGGCTTGTTTTAAGATTTTGGATAATGGCACTCAGGACGAGTTCCAGGGAGTTTTCTCTACTGAGGAGAAAGCGAAGGCTGCATGCCGCGACTGGCGATATGGCTATGGTCCTGTTGTTCTAGATGAGGAAATCCCTGATAACCCTCATCAGTGGCCAGGTTTTTGCTATCCCATTGTGAGAACAACTGCTCAAAAATAAGTTATGGGCACTGATATTTTAACTCGCATTAGTGGCAGGCTTGGGCAGCCAATAGATCTTAACACCACTTTCTTTAGAAATGGTATTCCAACTGATCCTTATGCTATTGTTAATGTTTCCATTTATAGCGTTGCAGTGAAGAGAGAAAACCTCATCACAGTCATACCTATTAGTTTCCCTTGGGATCCTAATTACCCAAGCCCCTTGAGTAGAGATGAGGGTAGTTCAGGGGCAAAACCAGGTGTTTTTCATCTAATTTGGGATGTGCCTACCAATATAACTGTCCCGAATATTTTCTTTGATGTATGGAACTATCTTCCTGACAATCCTGGGATTAGTAGTTCACTTGGGATAACAGCGGAAGAAAATTTGTTGAATGATGAGAGCCTGCAACGGAGATGTTGCAATGAGTTCTGGCTTTATCCAGAGGGATTTAGTTGTACAGATGATTTGACAACTATTAGATTTGGTTTTGAACCTATTGACATCAAATTCCATCAACCTGAAGTTCGGACTTTGGAAGTTGGTTTGATGCCTTTGCCTCTATATGACTTTGACTATAATAAGATTATGCCAATTATCCCTTTCTTGAAGGCTTTTATTTCCATTTCTACTGAGCACTGTGAGCCGATAATTGTGAAACAGCCTATGAAAATTGGTTTAAGGGCTGGTATGTATCGGAGCAATCCATTTACTTTGCAAACATTGATTGACACTACCAAATTTTTGAAAGGCTCTTACACTTACTCATGCCTTATTCAATTACCCAATGGTGAAACAAGAAGCAGTCCGCAATTTATTCTGCAAATTTCCTAGGATAGGAGATGCCATGAGAGATAATGATGGTGATTTTGTCTCTACTTTCAGACCTGCTTCTTGCACCTTCGAACTACCAAAATATGAGTTGCCAGAAATAAAGCAACTCAAAACGCACATTATTAACATCAGTGCCGAACAAATGGAACGAGCACTTGAGGCTGCTATTGGTAGTTTGGTAGCTGATTGGCCTCGTTTAGCGGAAGCTCGCCGTCAGGCACGCAACGGAGAAGGTAGGTTATTAGATGATATTCTAGTTGATGGAATGTAAATCTCTTGATTTATTCTCCTTTAATAAGTGATATTACTTACAGGAGGCAATATGCTAAATCGAACAACTCAAAAGACTGAGCAAGAGCGTATAAAGAAATTGCGGGAGATGATTTCTTTGTTGGAACAGGCTGAAAGTTGTTTGAGTGATGCTTGTAAGTCTTTACACAACATGCATGACACAATTGATGAAATGGACAGAGCAGCTAACAAATATCTGAGGTTTTGATAATGCTTTGCGAGAAATGCTTGAATCAATTTAATGAAGAGAAGCACAGCAAATGTCCTGTGTGCGGAATTCATTATAAGTTCCTTCCTGGTGAAAAGTCTGCTTTACTTATTATGAAACATATCAAGAGGGAGTTGCCAAAGTTTATAATTATTAATGGCAATTATCCAAATTTTTATTTGTTTTCCGGACATAAGATATTATGTGAGTTGCAATATACTGAAAACAGCATTATTGTTAAAAACCTCGCAAGTAGAACGGATACTGAATTTGAATTTGCAAATCCAAATTTTGAGTTGACAAGTTTGTTCAGGACTATTACTGATGTTTTCACAGGAGTACTAAAGTGAAGTTACCACGGTTTGAAATATACTTTATTAATACCGATATATGCTTCTTGGTTCATCCCGTCTTTGTATGCGCCATTGCCCAATTTTGCCGCTCCCTCGTAGTGTCCGTCCTTCATCTCTTTCGGAACTTCTATATTAGCTCCTTCACGGACATCTTTCAAAGCTCCCCAAATCGCCATGGCAGCGGCTTTATCGCGTTTGGCTGTGGCAATAGCAACTACTGCGTGAGCCATGACAATATCACATTCTGGTCTGCCAATTTCTTTGGCAGCAATGTAAGCAGAATGGGCAATAATAGCCGCTTCTGGGGTAGAACAACAGTCCTCACTGGCAGCAATGACCAACCTTCGAGCGACATATCTGGGGTCTTCTCCGGCTTCCAACCATTTAGCAAGCCAGTAAACAGCAGCGTCAGGATCTGAATGTTGCAAAGAGCCTTGTAAAGCAGATGCATAATCGAAGTGATTGTCTGCGCTGAATATTGGGTATTTGCTTGGGCATGCTATTTTTACACACTCCAGAGTTATTTTGTCTTTATCAGTTATTTCAACTGCCATTTCTAGTATTGTTAGGGCTTTGCGAGCGTCTCCACAACACATTTTGGTAATATATTTTGTTGCTTCCGGTTCTATTGTTATGTTTTTATTGTTTGAGTGATAATATTGGATTGCTTTTTGTATTATTTTGATGATATCGATGGGCTTAAGTGGTTCTAACTCAAAGATTTGGCTTCGCGAAATGAGGGGAGAACTTACAGTGTGGTAAGGATTTTCGCTTGAGCATCCTATGAAAATAATATCCCCATCTTCAACAAAAGGGAGAAGAGCGTCGGATTGTGGACGTGTGAGGCGATATATTTCATCTAACGTAATTACTACGTTTGTGTTACTTTCCTTTGCTATATTACCTTCCCTTCGTAAATCTTTTATTGTTAAAGATGTCGCATTTAGTGATATACATTTCGATTTTGTGGTTCTCGCTATTACTTCCATTAGAGTTGTTTTACCTAAACCTGGCGGGCCGAATAATATAATACTTTTTAGTTTGTTTCTTTCTATTAGTTTTCTTAAAGGTGCTCCTGGACCGATAAGATGTTGTTGCCCAATAACATCTGATAGCGTTTTTGGTCTTAGGATTTTGGCTAGGGGAATATATTTGTTCATGTTATCTGTGTGTTCCAGTTCAGCAACTTCCATAGCAATGTTTAGGTGTTTTTAGATCATTTTTCTTTTCTTGTTGCAAGCTTTCCATGGCGTCTTCAATGATTTGCATCAACTTCTTGCTGCCATTTAGTTTTATTATTTTGTTGCTTTTGTAGAATTCTTTGTTCTTATATAATACTCCGAATATGGGAGCTAGGTAACCACCATGGGTCTTTTTCCAGATTTTATCAGGAGGCTTGTCTAGTACTTTTACCCAGAAATTGCATTGGATAAAGACCGTAGTGGAGGGGTCGTCGAATGGTCCTGTTCCAACAAGGGAGATTGATATTTTTATTACATCGCCAGAATTGGCTGTGCGAGAATCAGCAATCACTCGCACAGGTAGTACTTGGCAGTTTGTCATTGAAATCCTCGGTTGTCTGGTGATCCTTCCTTATATCCCTTTAAATACACAAGAGAAGTCGGGTGGTTCAAAAATATAATATGAACGAGAAGGTTTTCTTGGGCAAGAATGCTTTACAGGGTGTGGTGCAATATCTCGACAAGCATTACCCCGGCATCAAGGAAGTTATGGTTATTTCTGGTAATAGGATTACTATTGGGGAACATATCGAAATGTTCGTACGAGTTGATAAGACAATTACGGAAGCAGTTCCTATGGGTCCAGAAACAAAACCTTCACCTATTCAGAAATCAGTTGAAATTAAAACACAACCGAAGCCTCAACAATCTACTCCACCCAAACCAGCAACTCCTGCACCATCAATGAAGATGAATGTAGATGACGCAGATAAGCTCCCACCCGCAGGTAAGCCCTCAAACCCATTGGAGAAGATTAATTCTCCGAACGCCAAACCTACTTCTGCCGATGGTGCCAAAGTCCTACAATTGATTGGTAAGGCAATTAAAGCAAAGGTGCCTTTCTAAATCAAAAATCATGAGAATACTTGGAGGCTAACATGATCCCAGGACAAGCAAAAATTGTATCTTTCCCAACGCGTACCATTAGGGAAGTGTCAGATATGGAGAGGTTTGTAACTAGTGGGAGACCATCAAAAGAGAGGGAGATAACTCTACCAAAGTATTTTGATACATTACACCATGACAAACAGGCTAGGGCATATGCGAAGGCAGGTAATAAGCCAATAGCAGCAATTCATAAAAGTCTTCGTCGCCAAGGGGAAAAGCAATTAAGCCCATTAAGTAAACAAAATGTAAAAGGTTTTCGAGAAACAGATCGTAAGTTTGGGACGCCCACTTAACGAAAACCTTAAATAGTATTTTAATAATGTGCTTGCTTATATCCGCGACAATCATCACATCTATTTGGAACAAATAACTCCTGATTGCGATGAGACGCTGGCAAAGCATTTCAGTGTGGTTGATCCTAGACATTTTTACATTGACACAGATGGGGAATGGGATGGGGTTTATCGGAAATATAACGCCAAATTGCAACGTCTAGCTCTTCCTTTCCTTGAAGAATTGAAGATTTGTTGTGAGAAGCATCATATACCGTTAGAAGTAGTAGATGAGAGGATGGCTCCGAATTATCCTGCTCCACAGAAGGATCAAATAACCAAAGATTTCATAGAAGGAATGACCCTAGAAAATTATCAAGTAGAGGCTTTACAGGCAAGTTGCGACAACGAAATAGGTATTATAGATGCTCCCACAGGAAGTGGAAAGACGCTTTTGATTTGTGGGCAAGTCAAGTTGTTTAGGTGTCCGACAGTCATAATAACAGAGCAAATAATCGTTCTAGATCAAATAATAAGGCAATTGAAACTTCGAGGTGTTGTTCATAAGGATGATATAGGGCAATTTTGTTATGGTTTCTTACCTAACAATAATTTGGTGATAGTTGGCAGCATTCAATCTGTATCCCTGCCTAAAGAGCCAAAGAAGGAAGATATCAAGATAGGTAAGGCTAAAGCCTCAAAGATGTTATTCGATATTGTTGAGACCCAGGACCAGAAAATTTTTGATATCTTCCCCAAGCATATTGCTGATAAGTTATTGATTACTGAAAATTGGGTTGATCAGATTGATGATTATATTGAATATTTCACCACTTATTATCGCGAGCAGGAATGGAATAGAAGATTGAAGTGGTATTCTACTAGAATTAAGAAGGCTAGGCTTATCCAGAAACTTATCTCAAAGTGTGATATGTTGATTTGTGATGAATGCGTTGCTGAGGATACTTTGATTTCTACAAATAGAGGGTTGATGCCAGCGAAAACGCTATATGAGATAGTTGTTAGAGGCGATAATGTCAGCGCTGTTGTTGGAAATCGATCATATCCGATAACTAGTTGTGCTGAAAAATATTCTGATTCACTGAAGATAACTACTGGTAATAATCGTACCCTAATATGTTCAAAAGAACATAAAATAGCAACTTTGGTTGAAGGCAGACGTGTTGATAAATACGCTAAAGATTTATTGGTTGATGATGTGCTTTTATGCTCTGCTCCTATAATTAGCACCAATCGTGAATCAGACGATTTCAAGAGATGGTATCATCTTGGTTTGTTTATAGGCGATGGACATTTTTTGAGTGATAAACAGATCAGATATGGAGTTAGAAAAGACAGACAAGATTGGATTAAAATGACAAAGGAAATGGCTCTCCTTTGGGATGGACTTGCCACTTGTCGTAGCAATATTCGTGATGATCTTGTGATCTGTCTTAATTCGGAGAAGTTTATTGATTGGATATCGGAATTAGGGTTCAAAAAAGGACGTAAGATGGGTAATATCAAACTTGGCATTACAATTCCAAATCACAATTGCGCTGCTGGTTTATTATCGGGCTTGTTTGATTCAGAAGGAACGGCCTATCAGCATTATTGCAAGTTTGGTTGTACTGATTATGAAGTCGTTAGACAATCGCAGATCTTCTTATCTTATTTAGGGATAAGTTCGTATGTAACCACAGAGAATAAGAGAAAATCTCCAAAACATGCAAACACTTGGAGGGTAAAAATTCATGGTGAGGATTATGTTAAGTTTTGTGAATTGGCTGGGTTTAGATTTGAAAGAAAATTGGCGAGATCACAATCGCAAAGAGTTAAATTGTCAGGAAATCGCCATATTTATGCTTCTATGTTTTTAAGAAAATGGTTATCTTCTGGTTTGTCCCAAGACAGATTATTGAAAATATTGGGTTTGAATGGGTATTTTCCTACTGGTATGGTGAGTTTAGACACCTTAATGAGATGGAGACATGATATTAATGAATTGGCTACCATGGACATAACCACTTATAGCCAGGCAAGGGAATTTTTCGGAATATCTGATACAAAGGTCGCAAAACATATTGGTTGTGGCGTGATGACTGCTTGGGGAAAAAGAGTTAATAAAAAGGATGATGGCCAATGGCTTGCTTTTGTTGATCATCTAAAGAAGGAATTATTAGGATATGTCGCTGAAATAGACGAACTTACTGGTTTTACTACTGAATTGGTAAAGAAGGTGGAATTAGATGCATATAGGAGACTACTTGATTTTTCTGTTGATGGTGCACAATCATTTGATGCTAATGGTGTTATTGTACACAATTGCGACCTTTGTACTAGCAAACAATATGCTTATTTACTACGGTACATATTCAAAGGGCGTAGAAGATATGGTCATTCGGGTACTCCTTGGGATACCAAGAAGCCTGTCCAGAACCTCATACTTAAAGAAAATCTTGGAAGTGTGATTTATAAAACAAGTAGGGCAGAAGTGCAAGCAACTGGTAGAATTATCCCAGTTAGGTGTTGTTTTATTGGAGTGGGGATGGAGGGCGACAGACAGGATAGTAGGACTTATGACATAGCAATGAAGGAGGATATTGTCGATAATGAGAAACTCCAGAATATGACAGCAAAACTTGCTCGCTCTTTGATGGAGAAAGGTGAGAGAGTTCTTATTCTTATAGATACCTCCCCTATAGAGCCTTTGGGGGTGAAACTTGAAAGCCTTATTCCAAACTCACAATTTCTGTTTGGTGAAACTCCAAGGAAGAAGAGAAATGAGGCTATACTAAAGTTTGAGAGTGGTGAATTAAAATGTTTAATAGGAAGCAAAATTTTACGTCGGGGGTTCGATATTTTATCGGGTACTGAGAACCTTATAATCATAGGCGGTGGTAAAATGAGATCAGATTTTACTCAAGTAATTGGTCGTGCTGTTAGAATTAATGAACGTGGCTTTGCTAGAGTATATGCGTTCTTTCATCTCTCCAATCGTTATCTTTATTCTCATAGCAGAGAGCAATTGAAAGCCGCGATTGACACTGGCTATCCGGTGAAGGTAATAATTGGCGACAAGCAGATTGATGGTATAAGTTTTGTGAAAAAGAGGTTCAGAATATGATTTGATTTGAGATGATGTAATGATTAAGGCACAAGAAAAGGGAAAGCATTATGGCCATCTTGATACCAGGCGGAGTTATATGAGCGATATGGCTGCCATGACAAGTTTGAACTTGTATTATTCGCTTAAGGCTGATCCTTATTATTCTAAACAGATTAATCGCATTTTGAAGTTAGATGAATGTGATATTGAACCAGACTTTCTTGGATTTGTTGAAGCCTATTATTATCTTTCCAAATTGGTCCCGAAGGATAGGACGATTTATGATTTAGGGGAGTTTCAAGAATGCTTTATTGAAAGAGATAACCTTACTCCTATTATGAGAGCACTTTGTGTAGCTTCAAATGATATAAACAACACAATGGTTAAACAAGCAGAAAGATTATCAACTTGCAATATAGTCAAAAAGAGTTTAGTGGTAGCCCAACGCATTGAACCGTTTTAGTATTTTAAGAGAAACAAGGAGATAACATGTCATTCAAATTAGCGATTACAGCCCAAAAACTTTGGCTCAACACTACTTTAAAAGAAGCCTTGTTGGTTAAAGTCGTTGAGGATGTGGCAGCGTTGGGTGGTTTGACACCAGGTATGATATTGAAAAAAGGAGATTGGCTTGCTCTCACCTACCTTCAGACCTATAAATACAGCAAATTTGACCACTTGACCTGGGAAGATGAAAGTGAAGAAATTGATGGTATCAAGGCAGCGAAGTTCAAATTAGTTCCAGACGATAAAGTAATGATAGTTGGGGGAAAAAGACAAATAGTAGAACTAAACACCTATTTGGTGGCGCTTTGTGGAGATGGGAAGTTAGCTGATCAGTTCATTTTTGCTCCCTTGATTATAAATTTAGACTTGATTTTAGGAAAGTATGAGCAAAAAGGAGTGGTACAAAATGTTAATAAGTTGAAAGTCAAGAATATGGAAGTAAGTATAGGTAGTATTGATAGTTGCACTATTAAAACCTCCAACAACTATGATGGCGTTAAGAAAATTCTAGAAGAAACAGAGAAGGCAGAAACAGAAAGTGAAGTTGTGGGCATGGAAATTACTCTGAAAGATAAGAAAGATACGATGATTTCGATTAACACCAAGGGAAGAATAGGGGTAGCCTCAAAGTCTCCAGATGTGAACCTAGAAGAAGTGGTGGAAGAAATGATGGGGGCGATATGAGCGATTTGAGCGATTGCCATTCGACTAGAGCAATTCTAGCCTCTCGTGTAATAGAGATGTGTGAGGCAAGCCTCAAAATAATCAAAGAAAGGCAGGAGAAAGATCTCAATGCGTTTCTTGATACGTTTATCAGGGTTGAAGATAAGACAAAACACAAGTGGTATCAATTCTTATTTGGTAAAGAGGTGTATTTAGACACTAGAGAGAAAGTTCGCCAATTTTTTGAAGACCGGCCACACCCACAACATTTTGTTGAATATAAAATAATTAAGAATAAATTTGTCAAGTTATATGATGACATTAATGAAATTCTTCACCTAGCAAAGATGAATAGCGACTGTCCAAATATAGAGATCACTGCCGATGATTATTGGGCAATTGATCCTAAATTGGAGTTGACAAGTTAATTTGTGGTCTTATTGAAAGGTATAGTTAGAATATTTCTTTTTCTCATGGCTGGGTTTGCAAACTTAGAATTCAGCATGATCCCACCCTTGGCTCAGCTTACTTCTTGCTTTGACAGTTCAATGAGACTGCTTCCAGCCCTTTCTCTCCCTGTCCATAAATTCCGGTCAGCCCGACCGTATTCAAGAATGTTTTTAGCAGCGTTTAGATCCCTATCGTGATGAGCACCACAACTGCAAACCCAAGTCCTATCCTTTAATTCAAGACCTTGGTTTATATTTTTACATTTATTACACATCTTAGAACTTGGATAGAACCTGTCAATTTTACCAACATAACAACCATACCATTTTCCTTTGTAAGTGAGTTGTCTCGTAAATTCATACCACCCACTATCACAAATCCCTTTCCCATATCTGCTCATCATTCCCTTCAAGTTTAAGTCTTCAAGATAAATTGCTTGGCTCTCGTCAACCATCTTGGAAGACAACTTATGAAGGAAATCTAAACGCAAATTGCTGATCTTCTCATGGAGAATTGCCAATTTTCTCCGTGCAACTGCCCTCCTTGCGGAAACCACTGTTCTGGTAATTGTATCGCATCTGTGTTTTTCACTTTTCTCTTGTTTGCTTAATTTCTTGTTGTTTGGAACCTGTATTTTCTCTAATTTTCTTCTATCCACTCTTCTTGCAAATCTCTGGACTTTCTTTAGTAATTTTTTGAAGGGTTTAAGATGTGCTATTTTCCTGCTATCTGAAATAGTTATGAAAGTTTTAAGACCAAAATCTATCCCTATTTCAGGTTTCTTTGGGTTAACAACTGGATCAGGTATTTCCTCTTCTACATTTATTGAAGCAAAATACTTATCTGTTGGAGTTTTAACTATTGTTATTGAGAATAACTTATATTCTTCAGGTAAATTGTGTTCACATTTGATATCTCCTATGAGCGGAAGATGAATAAATTGGCCTCTAACCGAACAAATTGGACTACAAATTTTAAATGCTTGTTTTGAGTATTTATTTTTGAAACTTGGACATTCTGCTTTCTTTTTAAAGAATTTATTATAAGCATCATCCAAATTTGCAATTGCGTTTGCTAGGCTCTGTCTACTAAGTTCATTTAACCATAAATAGTCCTCTTGTTTCTTTAACTCTGTAAGATGTTTACACATCTTCAAGAAACTTTCCGATTTTTTGGTTTTTCTAAATTGTTTTTCTTTCCTTTCCAGGAAATAATTGTAAATGAAGCGAGCAGCACCAAAATGATTGGCAAACTGATTTCTCTGCTTACAGGTGGGATAGATCCGAATTTTATAAGCCTTACTAATCTTCATAAGGTATGTTTGCTTAGATAAAGTGTAAATTTTTTATTTAATTTGTGGTTCTATTATATGGTAAAATTATATTTCTCTTTCTCATAGTTGGATTTGCAAATTGTGATTTCATGGAGATCCCACCCATCTGGGCTTGGAAATTACGTATTTCTTCTTCAGGGGATTGCATAATTGGCATATTATTGGACCCAAGGATAAGAGGAGCAAGACAGCCACTACCACCACTGGTTAGTATGTCATTATAATCCTTCTTGCTTAACTGTGGTTCAGTTTCCTCATCATCCATCTTATTCTTCTTGGGTATCAGGGAGCTAATATCTGCTTGCATCGCCTCTGGGAAGCCAACGAGAGCCAAAGCACAAGAAATAACCAAATCATCATGATTACCAGGACCCTTAACATTGCCAGTTTGCTTATTACCTAGGTGGATGAAAATAGAGAGCTGTTCAAAGAGCCTTCTACTAACAATTTTCACACCCTCTTCACCCAGATAATCCAGCAAACACTTAACCAAGGCGGGCTTGTAAGTGGGGGAAGTAGGATAGCCAACTTTCCTACTGATTTTCCCATTCTCATTTTTCATCCTGTAAACATTGGAATAAGCAGTGTCATGATAAATTGATTGGCTTACTGGTGTGCCCATTCCTGTACGTTCTGGAACCAGGAAGGCTCCATTATACCATCTGCCAATATAATCAGCCATCATAACCAAAGTCATAGGGAAAACTTTAATGTTAAGTTCAGCAACTTGTTCACGAGTTGTGCAATCTAGCACAAAAATTGAAGAATAATCATTTGCTTCCGATGAGGAAATATCAATACCAAGGGAATAAATGTGCCCAGGGTCTCCTCGCTTAATAATTCTTCCATTTTCTATAACATCTGGTTGTGGCCTAACAGGTTTCTTCCAGACACGTAAATTATGTTCAAAATCAAGAGTGAGCTTCTCACCCCTCACAGGATGAATATAATCAACTTGTCCAACTGTTGAGAAATTGTCATCCAAGGTGCTCTGAATATAAAGTAATTGATCACGAGTAAGGACAGTGTTGCCACTTCCTAAAAATTCACTTAACACCTCCTGTCTAAAGAGATGTGATTCACCGCGTTCCTGCAACATTCTATATTGTTCTTCCAACCAAGGACTATAATATGGACCCCATTTTTCTATTTCTTCTTTTGTTTTGCAATCTCGTAAGCCATCTCTGGGTGCTATCCTGCATTTTTTACCAGAAAGTTCATCTTCATATTCAATAACCCAGTCCATTTCCCACCAGTTGACAACAATTGGATGGAAATCATTTCTTTGAGCTATTGCATCTTCCCAAGTAGTGTGATACCAATTGCCTACTCCGAAGCTCGTGCTGATTACTATGACATTCCCACCATGTGATATTGTCGGAGCAGCTCCTGACCACATTTCTTCCATAAAGGGCATGTGTGCAGCTTCATCTATGATATTGAGAGACGATGAATAAGATCTCATTGTGTCTGGTGAAGAGGTTAGGCTTGTTATATGAGATTTATTCGGGTACTCTATTACGTGCTCACTATAAATAGGGGGTGGATTACCCCAAATTTTCCTAAACAATGATGGAAGGTTGTCATACACCAACTTTACGTTTTTCTTTAGAAAAGCTTTAGCATCTGTGTCTCTTTTAGAGACTATTAACACTGTTTTATGAGGGAAAAACATTGTATACCACAAAGCAAATGCCCCAGCAATTGTCGAGATCCCTGACTGCCTACATTTTCTATAAATGTTGAACCTATAAGATAAGAAGTCTTTAATTGAACTTTTTTGATATGAGAATAATTTAAATGGGATAATTCCAGCTTTGGGATGTTTCACCATACAAAAGTTTTCAATGAAAAAACTTGGACTGCTTTGACATCTTTTAATTAATGCTACTACTTGTGGATCCATATTACTTCTTCCTGGTTAGTGCTTCATCATCTCTTTGAGGCTGCGCAAGCAAAGCAGCAAGGTCAAGTCCGCCAATAGACTTATTGTCATCTCCAACATTGATTATGATGTTGTTGTTCTTGGCGGCAGCTAGGAGTTTAGCACTTGAATCAAGGACCCCGTTGGCGTTGGCATTAATTTCTGCTTTAGTTGCTAATAATTTAGCCCAAGTCTCCAATATCACAGCGGGCAATTTGTTTCCCATATTCTTCATTTGAGTTTCTAAAAATTTTATTGCTTGCTCAACTTGTTCCCGGTCAGAGGCATGATTTGCAATAATCTTATTGGCAATTGTTGGGAAAGTCTTCAATAATTCCAGGAAGGGTGCAGTCAGATTTGTTGCTTCACCACCTGGCACCAATAAATCAGAAGAGGCTATTTTTATAACATCTTTCTCTAGTACAGGTTCTTGCACAGGCTGTATTGGCTTCGGAGGCGCAGGTGGTATAGGTTGGGTAATTTTTGCTACTTCAGCAATTTCTTTTGATAAGTCAGGAGTATCAGGTAAGGAGGCTAGCAATTCTTCAACATCAGCTTCAGTATTTGGTTCCATAATATTATCTATCAGTGGATAATTGGAATTTGTTGATAAACATAATACATCGCAAGTTATCAACTACTTCTAATTTCCTGCGATTTATGTCTTTATTTCCAGCAGGTTCAATTGTCCAATCAATGAAACTGAGAGCATCAGCAATAATCCTATCATGTTCTTCTTTACTCATAGTTTTCCCTTGTATACTGGGTGAATTATTGATAAATTCTTGTTGCCGTTGTGGGCTTGAAGCTTCGTTTAGTCTTTTAATCACTAATAAATTATCTATGCTGCTAAGTTTTTTTCTATTTCTAGTGATGATTGTTCCATCTTCATTGAATATCCAGTTATTGGGGTTGGCAATGTGTTCTGTCTCATTTACGAGCTGGGTGCCTTCTTTCTTCCAACCTCCTAAAGTTGTGGCTATCATGTGGTCAACAATGCTGGTGAGTTCATGTTTGTAAGGAAAGGTTTTTACAAGAGTTGCTAGTTCTTGCTCGTCTTTGTTATAGTTGTCTTTCAAGAATTGTGCGGCTAGAACGAGCTTTTGCTTGCTGTCAGACATTTGCTGTCCGTGGAAGCGTCCGAATTTCTTTCCAGATAGGCCAACAGATTTTCGAGCTATTACTTTGTCAGGGTCTGGAACCATTTTTGCTCCAGGCTTCTTTTCATATTTTCCTGTGGCTCTTCCTATATGTCTAGCTACTCGCTCTCCTACTCGCTGGCTTCTATTACTACCTTCAAATAGGTGGCGGAGATGGGCCTCTAGGCCAGTAGCGATGTCTTCTACTTTCACCTGAATTCCCCGCATTCTATTTACATGGTCTTCTAACTTCTGAAGGAAGTCAGACACTTGCTTGTGGTGGTCTGCTTGTGCATAGTGTGAGAATCTTTCTTTTGCTGTACGCAATGCTTGTACATCTTTGTAATGATCGTCTATATATTTACCATGTACTCTCCGGATACGTCCCAAAAGGTCGCTTGCATTTTTGAGTAAGCCATCATCACCAGACTTTAATGCGCCATGATAGTAATCTATTGCACTCTTTGTTTGGCTACACAAAAAATCATACATCTTCTGTTCATGTTTATCAGATCCTAGTCGTTGATGATATGGTAATGGGTCGCGAGAGTTGGTGATACCCTCTGTTTGCACTTTCTGGTAGCAGGGGCAGTTAGGGATTGGATATGAGCCATTAGGTGGCTGGGTGCAACTAACCTTGCCATGAGTTTTACACATTGCCCAATGATGGTGGTTTTTACATTCTTTATCGCCAATCCTACATCTACATCTAGTCTCTTCTCTTTCACCACATTCTGGACAGGTGTTAGGATTTAGATTATTCACTTCTTCCATCCTAGGTGTTGCTTCAGGTCCGTGCAAAGGAATAATAAGGCTATTTGTACAGTTGAGTGATTGACACTGGATGAAAGTAATTGCCCCTATTTGATAGCTTTTAATTATGTCTCCAGTAATTAATTGGTTCGCCCCATTTCTTAGAGCACAAGCAGGACAATACTCGCTGCCATCTGCTTCATGGATACGCCAACCAAGTTTGTTGAGATAATTTGAGGTTCGAGATTCAGTAATCACTCCCTATCTTTGAGTTAATATAAATCGTCCTCGTCTTCCATCCTATCTTTCATGGTGTCAGGTTTATTGTTGATTGGGCTATCAGTGAGTTCTGCGCCTCGCAGTTTAATCATTTGGAAGAAGTCATTTATAATAGTTCTTTGGAAACCAGTTTTATCCATCAATTTGGTTATTAATCCCTCGTGTGGTCTTTCATCTGTCTTGTATAATTCTTTGATTGCTTCTAATATTTTTAAGTGTTGTTCGTTGTATTTGCTTAATTCTGTGGCTTCTAGGAAAAACCTTTCTAGAGCACAATGGGGGTACAATATCCTACCCTCAACATGTGTCTTAAAAGTTCCTCCATTCTTATGATCACGTTTGTCTTTTTTAATATAAGCTAGGATTACTGTCCGTGCGACCTGGCTATTATGTGATATAAATCCATTCGCAATATAAGAGTGTTTAGGAGAGTTAACTTCGATATCACAAACTTCACTACTCGATTTTTCTATGTTTATGACTGGTAGCCAAGTGATTTTATCTCTAGCGCGAGTTAATTCTTCTATTCTATCTCTAATGAAAACATAATTCTGGTTATCTTCATAATTATCCCAGAAGGCCAATGATTTTTTGGCAACTTCTAGAGATATGCGAGATCCTGTTCGTACTTTTCGAATGTCATCGTAATGTCCTGCTGGTCCATGAGCTTTATATAGATTATTAAACTTTGAATTTAATCCCAATAGTATTGGTTGTGGTGCTACTACATGTTTCATCTTTTCTTGTTTTCTTTTTGCTTTAAATCCAATTCTATCGTAGAACAACAGAGAATCAAAGCTTGATAAGTTTATTTGGTAGGCACCGGCTAGATTTGAATTATAAATTTTACCATTTGGTTTTTTGAACATTCGCACCTTGCGATTGTCTTTGGTGATTTTGGAGAGGATACCAATATTCAACAATAACATGCGGATTTGTTCGATAAGCTCTATTGATGTTGAAGTGTAGCCAACATAACCCAAATGTCTAGAAGAATGGCCATCGCCGTCGAACATTCCGCGCAACAAAGCATTTATATTTTGTTTTGACATCTTAAGTAATCTTGATGGTATTTTCTTGGTGTGGCAATCATGACAATCGCCAAAACCCATTTTATCCAAAAACTCACTAAATCTCTGGCAACAGTTATAATTGACACAAATCCTGGGATAAAATCCCCATTTCAATCCTAATGGCTTATTTGCAAAAAACTCTTTTACCTCATCTTCGATGTTGTAAATACTGACCATATCAGGATTATATGATCCTTCTGCCAGATATAATCCAAAGATATATGCTAAATCCTCGGTTATTTTCTTTGGTGGTGTCCAATCATTTGGTTTAGTTAGAATTATGTCGCTAATGTCGTCATCATTGCCGAAGTATTGCTGAGAATATTGTATTCCGACTAAATCACCTAATATAATATCTTGAGCTTTAACCCAAATTGGACCGTTTTGATCCAATTTGTAGAGACCATGCTCAGGTGTGCATTCGATGTTATATCCAAGTCTTGTTGTTATTTTTAGAGTGTTTTGTTTTGGTTTTTTAATACTACCATTTATTTTCTGCAGTTGATCTAACCCATATACTTTCCTATTACAATCTAATACTCCACTTATTGGAGATATTCCTTGATCAGTTAATACTTTTGTGTTTGGGTTGACGCACCAAAGGTTAAATATCTTAGATTTCCCTTTATAATATATTCCATCAATTGTTAACTTTACACCACAATTTGGGCAGGTTTTTATTTTCTTAATTAATTGCTCTTCGAAAATGTAATCTTCTGATAGTATTGAATTATTTGGACGTAAGTTATTATAGCACTTTGCACAATGTGGTCTAGCCTCATATTTATATAACATACTCTCCAACTGAATCCATGCGCACTGAAATAAATCCATTATGGAACTTTCTTCCTTTCCAGAATAGATGTGCCCAAGATTATATGTTTTGATGATTTGATTAATTAATTCTACGGAGTGGCTCATTATTTCATCACGTATCTTCACGTCTGTGCAACTTCCCTTGACATATTTGTGCATTAAGCGCTCGCATACTTCATTGTCGAAATAATAAGAACGAGGTTGGATTTCCATCCTTTTCGCAAGCACATCCGTATTAGGAATTTCTGTAGGAGTTTTTGCTATTTCTGTTGTGGGCATGGATTTGCCTCCGCTTCATACTATTTATAAGTGGAGGCGATTAGCAATTAATTCTTTATTGCTTCGTGGAAGTTCTGGGTGGCTTGGCTGTTTGGTAGTTTTATCACTGTTAGTCCCCCTGGTTCTATTTTCATAACTAGGCCGTTGCCTAGTAATATTTCTACTTTATGTTTGATGCTGATTTCTCCACCAGAGGGATTTATGACAATGCCAAAATATTGGTGGTAGCGCACTAAATCTCCAACTCTTAACATATTTCCCTTTTAGCAAGCCACAGGCTCACATGTGATCATTTTTTCACCCGCTGGGTTTGCAGGGTTCATAATAAACACCTGGAGAAGATTTAGGAATAGGTTCGTAGTACACTCCTGGTGTATTGGTGGTTTTTGGTTTATCAGGCTTGGTTGACTGTTTTTCTGGCTTCTCCAGTTTTTCTGGTTTTTCTTCTTGATCACAGCTAACACAACCAAACAAGATGAAAAACAAACCCAATATGTCCTTATTCATATTCCTCCCAGGTAAGATGGTCTCATATCAATCCCGGTGTTTCACATAAATTACCTAGGTTTAAGACTGTGGCCCAGGGTATTTCAAAAGTATGAGCCTGGTAAGGAAGATCAAGAACCTGTTTTTCAACGTTTGAAAGATTACTGGAACAGCAAAAACATCTATGAGTTTCATATTTCTTGGAGCTACCCATGGGGCACGAAGTTTTATGTAAAGAATTTTAGCCATGTTCGTACTTTACTCCGTCCTGTGTTGCTAATTGGCTCATCATCTCCCTTTAGAAATTCATCATTGATTGAAAAGGTTGTTAAAGAAGATAATTACTGGAAAACAATCGCCGAAAGGATTGAAGATGAAATATAAGCATGATCTCACTTGGTTGACTAAAGTAGATATAAAAGTGGTGAGAACCAAGCCACGTAGTGCTCTTTGACAAGTCTGATATGAGGTTGCTGAAAAATCCATCAGCGTAAAATCAGCAGGAAGTTGTGATTAACCGCGAGAGCCAAACGGTTAAAACACCAAACTGTGAAGTTAACAAATACGGTCGGGCTGACCGAAATCCACGGACAGGGAGAGTTGGGGAAACACAACTCAAGGAACTGTCAACGCAAGAGTAAGCTGAGCCATAAAGAGTGATTGACTGGCACCTCACTGAAGCAACATATGGCTCCGTGTCTTTTGATACTTATCGGCCAAAAGTAATAGCAAAATGTGATAGTTGTGGCAAACAAACAATTTTAACAATCAGAGTAAAATCAAGGATAATTGATAACCAACTTCCATGGGAATGTTATAAATGCGCAACGAATAAACAAGAAGTAAAGGCTCAGCATAGTCAGCAAATGACAACACAATGGAAGCAAGAAGAATATAAAAAAGAAAGGCAAGCATCAAGCAAAAAACTATGGGGAAATAAAGAATATAGAAACAAGATATCAGAGATAGCAATAAAACAATGGTTGGAACCTGAAAAGCGAGAGAAGTTAAGTGAATATTATTCAGAGAAATATAAAGACAAACAATATAGAGAAGATAGAAAGCAACAATCAATTATAAGATGGCAAGATCCAGTCTATAGAGAAAGAGTAATAAAGGGCACAAGTGCGTCTCTAGTCTTAACGGGCAAACAGCCTTCCTCACTTCACACAGTATTTTCCTCAATCTTAGACACACATAACATCCAATACACTCCAGAATACGTAGTAGGCCCCTATGCCTTTGATTTTTTAGTAAAGGCAGAGAAGCCAATATTGGTAGAAATAAATGGAGACTACTGGCACAGCCTGAAGTCCTCAATAGAAAGAGACAGGAAGAAAGCAACTTACGCAACAAACAATTTATCACAACTTTATGATTTTAAGGTTTTGTGGGAATTTGAATTCTACACCAAAGGAAGGGTAGAAAGCAAGATAAGGCAATGGTTAGGAATTGATAAAATAGAATATAAGGATTTTGAAATAGAGCAAGTTCAAATTAAATCACTTTCAGCAAAAGAAGCAAGGATATTCTTTACACAATATCATTACAGTGGTTCCTTAGGCAGAGGTGGAATAATTTATGGAGCTTACCTTGGAGAAGAATTGCTAGCGGCAATAGTTTACTCACCAATAATTAGAAAAGAAGTAGCAATCAAACAAGGATTGAAAACAACAGAAATAATAGAAATATCAAGACTAGCAATAGCAGATCACAGGCACAAAAAGAACTTTGCATCTTGGTTTATCAATAGAACCAGGAAATTATTGAAAAACAAGTATAAAATGATTATTGCTTTTGCTGACACCACTTTTGGACATCAAGGTACTGTTTATAAAGCTTCTGGTTTCAAGTTGGATGGCAAAGTCCCACCCTCCTATTGGTATGTTGATGACAAGGGATGGGTGATGCACAAGAAAACATTATGGAACCATGCTACTTCTTTAAGAATGACTGAACGAGAATTTGCTACCAAATATAAATATAGGAAACTCTTCGGAGATGAAAAATTGAGATATATCATGCCATTGAGGATAAATTAATGGGCATTGATTGGAAAATTGAATCACCATATGTGTGTGAGTCTCCATATATACAAAAACATTTGTTAGATTGTGTCCCAGGATGCCATGATAAAGTGCCAGTAAAATGCCCTATTTGCGATCAAACCAATTTTATTAAATTGAGGGCACACATATCTTTCTGTAGGACTGGGAAAGAATATAAATGTTCAAAATGTGTTAAGAAATCTCCAGAATATCGTGCTAAAATTAGTGGTATAATAAAAAATCGTTGGACCAATCCAAACTATGCCAAATTAAAGTCAGATAATGCAAGGCAACAGTGGATTGGTGGTAGAGAAAAATTGTCTGCAGGAATTAGTCAATCACTGTTAAAAAAATGGACTGACCCACAATATCGTAAGAAAATGGCAAATGCTATGTCTATTAGAACTAAAGAAATGTGGTTAAGCCCAGTCTATAGAGAACATATGCAAAGGGTATTGCAGGAGGAATGGGAAAGACCAGGA